GAAAGTGTGTCTGTGCTGTGGTTAGCTATGCTTGATACAGTACCTGTCACATTACCTGTTAGAGCGCCTGTGAACCCTCCTGTAGACGTTACAGTGCCACCTACAACAATGTTACCAGAGTTAAGAGTTACGTTAGCTGTAGCTATAGTAGTGTTGCCTGTAATAGCAAGAGTACCACTTAGAGTTGTGTTACCTGTCACTGCTAGTGTACCCAGCGCTGAAGTAGCTGAACCATTTAAGCGTAAAGCTTCTACAGAACCTGAGAAGATAGACAACTGGTTAGAGTTGTTAGTTAGTTTACCAAAGCTAACACCGCCATCTTTAAGTAATACGTCTCCACCGTCAGCATCTAGTGTAATATCACCTGCTACATCTAGAGTTAAGTCTCCTGTAGCTACAGTGTAAGAGTTATCAATTATAGTAGTGTAACCATTTACACCAATATTGGCTGTGTCTGTATACAGAGTACCATCAAAGTAACCGTCTTTGTATTGAGCTGCACTTGAGCCTAGATCAATGATGTTGTTTGCTTTAGGTAAGACTGTAGAAGTACCCACAATAATGTCTTGACCTGGTCCTACCTTTGTTACAGGTGCGCCTTGACCTGCTGATCCATCATGAGAGTGACCAGAGGATGCGTTAAATGCGCTTTCAACAGCATTAAACTCTCCGTCTAAGTCGTCTGCGTCTATAACGCTACCGTTAGCGATGTTGTTAGCCGTATCTTGGCGTGTATAACCTGCCATAAGAGTTATCCTTTATTGTCTATCATTCTGTGTGTACTCAAGAAGTGCTGTATCTAGAGTAAATGTTGGGTTAGTTGAGTTATCTTCTATCCTGATTGAGATAGTCTTACCTGATCCTATAACTTGATTCTGATAAACTTTATCTAGTTCTCCACCAAATATAGCTGTACCAAAAACTGAAGTAACTGCTCCATATATAGCAGCAAAGACACCTGTACTTGTAATAGTAGTTGCTGCAGGTTGTATAAGGTTCTGGTTATTAGATCTAGTGAAGTCATACTTAAGTGCTAAGTCAATGCTGAATGAACCTTTAGGATCAACATATGTAGTTAGTTTGTAGAAAGTCTTACGTATCTGTGGATCTGATATAGGCATATACGGTGATTCGTATATAGCTTCAATATTCTCTGTATCAAACGTGTAGCCTGTCTCCATCTTATATAGGTAACCATCTTCATTACCAAATATAATAGTCTCTGAATATTCAGTATACTTAGAGTCTGCTACAAATGCTTTTATACCTGATGTCTCACCCCACGCTAGGTTAGATGCACCTTGGTTAGAGAACTTAGTTACAAGTAATCCACGAGCAACTTTCTTTTGTTCTGACTGTGTATAGCCAAAGATACGATACTGAGCTTTCTCACGTATAACAATAGAGCAGAAGTTAGATGTACTCTGTGCAAAGTTATAAACATCATCTGCTATTGGGTCTGATGCTACTTCAAGTGAGAAGTCACCAATTCTGTCTGTCGCACCTAAGAGTCTAATACCATCAGGAGACATATACATAATGTCACCACCAACCTCTTGTATTGTGTCAGGGTCTAGACAACCAATGCTCTCTGTAATAGGGCTTAACTGGAAGTCAGCTAAAGTTGTACCTGAAAGACGTTGTATGTTATTTCTGCTAAATATGATAAGCTGATCACGGAAAGAGATCAAACCCGTAATCTCATGGCTTACGTTTATTACTCCACCACCATTAGCGGCACTGAAGTCACCTGAATCAGAAGGTGCTGAGAAGTATAAGTTAGAACCCTTGGAGAAGAACACAGTAGTTTTAAATACTGCTACTTGTTCTGCACCCTGTAGATCTGATAAAGAAGAGATAAACGATAAAGTGTTGTTTGTATCATCAAATAGCGCTGGGTAGTTTAAACCATCTACGAATAGTATAAAGTTACCTGCACCAAAGTTATACTCAGTGCTACGGATCTTACCGCCTAACAGTGCTGCCTTACCTAGTGAAGACCAAGTACCACCAGAAGATCTATGGTATTCAGTCTTAGGAGAACCTGCACCATCACTTCTAGCTGCAACATATTCACCTATATTAGCTACCTTAACACCTAATACTCGACCTGTTCCAGGTACAATAGATGGAGTAGCTTTAGTATATCCTAATATCTTACTATAACCACCAGATCTAGCTGGCTCAAAGTTCTGCAGTATAGTAGCAGAACCAACAGCATTAGCACCCTGTTGTAGAGGGCTGAGATTAGAGATGAGGCCACCTTTAAACTCAATAGGGAATGTCTGCCAATTAGTAGCCATCAGTAATGAACTCGTGTATCTCTTAAGTACTCAGTACGGTTTATGTTTATTGAACGCATACTCTTGATGCCTTCCTTAAACTTGCCTTGTGATAATTGTGCAGCTTGCATGTCTCCACGAAATACATAAGCATAATACATTGCACCATCTACTACAATGTGTCTATAAGACTCTGGTATAACAGCAACATCTGCTGCTTTATCCATATCAACACCATTAGTGTAATATTCGTATACTACTTCATAAGCTTTATCTGGAGAGGGTACAAACAATAGTTCTTTACTTGGCGCACGTACAACATACTTTGGTACGCCTCTTACATCTGAGCTAGAGTTATACTCTACGTCTGCGTGTTTGTCAAGATATTCTTCATAATTCAACACTTTAAGACGTGTAGTAGCTACGTTAAAAGCATCATCACGTTTTAACCTGAAGCTATTCATATTAACAGTCTTACTATCATATGGCATACTGTAGCGTACTTCACCTGCAGTTAGTACTTCTGTTTCCTCGGCGTGATTCCAAGGCCACTCAAACTCTTCTTGGTGGATGTGTCTGATAGATGCATTAACAGCATCTTTAGTAAGGTTGTAGTAACCTTGTGCTGTAGCAAAGTTAGTTGTAGTAAGTTCTACTTCGTTAAGTCGTCTGTTAACATCATTAACTAACCCGATAAAGTCATAGGCCATTCTTATTTCTCCTTAACACGTACAAATACTGAACGCTCATATTGTAAGCCTTCTACTGTAGTGATCTTACATGTAACTCTGTATCTAACGTTATTAGTACCAAGAGATAGACGTATTGTTGCTACGGTTAGTGTGTTGGTCTTTTGTACCATCTGTAGGGCATTAACAACTTCAGCTGCATCTATCTGGGTTTTAGTCCCATCAGAATCATCTACAAACCATGTAACACCTGATATAGAGTCATCACCTAAGAAGCGTGACCAATCTATGCTATAATCTAGTATTTCATCTTTATCTTTATCAGGCCATTTGTATGACATTATTGTAATCCTTATGCTGCAATACGTACAACTCTGTCTGTATCCATTGCTTCGATTAGTATAGTTCTATTGTTTGGATCTGCAGGTACATTAACAGTAAAGCCTTGGTTAGTAGGTGCTATAAATATAACACGGTTTCTATCAAAACTTGCTTTAAGACTTTCGTAGTCAAACTGTACAGTTGTAACATTGAAGTTACCTGCAAATGCGTTTAGAGGTACACCTGTTATCTCAAACACGTTAGAGGTTTTAGTTGTAAGTATACCAGCATTAATATTAGCTGCTACTCCTACAGGTAAAACTACTGCTTTAGCTTGTACATTAGTACCTGTAGCACCAGACATAATAAGCGCTGGGCTTGTAAGGCTTAGATTAGCCTCTGCCAATACTGTAGTTGTACCGATATTGCCTTGAGAGTCAACCCCTGAAGGTACTACATTAGCGTTTGCAGCTACTATTGTTGTGCCTACAGATGATGTAGCTGATACTGAAGCACTAAGTGTAACACTCTTGGCAGTGACGACTGTTGAGCCGATGCTACCTGTTCCTGCAACACCTGTCAATAGGGTATTAGCTTCCGCTACAACAGTTACACTTCCTGCAGTACCTGTAGCAGAAACACTTGCAATAACAAAGCGTGTCTCTACCGTACTAGAGAAAGGGTTAGTTGAAAATGGTGCTATACCAAAGAGCATCAGTCAGCATCCGCAATAGTCAGAGTACCAGCTTCGACTTGCTTGAGTATCTCTGCGTAGTGCCTGTTGGCTGGGTCTAGTGGGACTGACATCTCTTGTCCGTCTATTGTTGCTTTGACTATAGAGTTGTTGCCACCCATGTCAGCTTGGTATTGGGCTGTTGTGATGTTCATATTATTTTCCATGATTATAACTCCGCATCTACTGTAAAATGAACACTCATAAAAACATTAGTGCCAATAACACTATTATTTGCTCCAGCCGCAATCATTGTAGCTTGCAAGCCAGACACAAATCCATTGATATTGTTAGATGAGTCCGCACTTACCTTTCCAGTATTTCCTGCATTATCTTTTATAACTGCTGTTGGAGTGGTTCTCATTTCTACAGGTAACAAAGATGAAGCCATTAGATACCCACATACACCATCTCCTGTCTGTATTAATCTTCCACTTCCTTGATAATACCTCTGACACTTCGCCAGTTCCTCTCCGTATGACCTATGCTCGAATGGAGTTGCAGTGTCGCCGACCTCTAGTTGGACTTGAGACATATCCATAGTCCATGCGTTAGTTGTATTATCATCGCTAGGTTGTCGAGCAGGGTACACATAAATGTAAGAGCTAGTGCCTAGTGTTCTACCATTCATAGACGGGAAAGTCAGTGTAACTGTAAATTTTTGCCATGAGGATGATAATACAATTTCATTAGTACCCCCCACTTCCCAATTTCCAGAACCACCTGATCCAGTATCTCCACCTATTAATGTTGTGAGATGTCCTCCAGCAGGGTTAGTTCCTTTTGCGTAAAAAGATAGTGTAAATGTTTTACCTGCAAACATCGATAAGTCTTCAAGCGTAGTAGACATCCCTTGGTTATTTGCGCCTACTGACACAGCTAGCCTGTGAAAATACTGAGTGCCAAATGTGTCTATATCAGAACCTGTAAATGTTTGACGTGAGTGTACCCCTACACCTCCAGAAGTACCATAAATCCACCTATCTGCACCGTATCCACTGGAACTAAACGATGTCCCTCTTTGCCAGAAAGCAAAATTTCCATTGATTACACTATTTCTGTTCGACAAAGCCCCTGCATCATAAGCATCATTGATCTCATCTAAGCTAGTCTTGTTGCCTAAATCGGCTAAGTCTCTTGCTTTAGTCATTGGCTACTCCTATGGTTTTGTAGGCCACGTCACGTCGTCTAGTGAAGTTGCACTTGATGTAATGTCACGTAGTGCTTGTCTGTATGCAGTCTGTGCAGAAGTCATTGTACGATCAGACCCTGCCCACCAATCAGTAGCGGCAATCAAACGATCACGTTCTGCTCTGAGTAGCTTCATAGGTTCAGCCGCAATCAATGCATCTTTCTTAGCTGATACTGCCGACCAAGTTGTACCCCAATCAGATGGGTCTTGGCTCTCAATAGCTGAACCATTTGCATCTGCGCCTGTTACTTTGGCGTACATGGTTGTGAACTCAGCTTCTGTTGTTGGTTCGCCACGGAGTACCCACTCTGTAACACCCAACTCTGATAATGCTGTTGATATTGTTGTCATTTTATAAGGCCTCCTTTAGCCTGCTATTTCCATAATTGTGCATCTGTAATGCGGTGATAAACCCCAAGCGTCTGCGACATATATTCCATTAGACCCTTGGTTGCGATGCCCATATATTTTGTATGTAATTGTTGTTCCAGAAGCTACCTCTGGGGTGTGTAAAGCATTAAAGCCATTACTATTCTGTACCCATCCATCATTAGCCTCTAGGTAGTTTACCACGGCGTGTCTTTCTAGTTCTGTTGCATAAGAGTTAACACTATGCCTCAAACTAAAAACCCCTCTACCATTTCCACCTGTAGATACTTGTAAAGGTATTGTTGTATTTATAAGTAACCTTGAGTTAGCTCTTGTAGTGGTGATTGACCCTACAGTAATCATTGCAACAGGAGTGCCACTACCTGTTGACGCACCAGAGGTAATACTATGATTAGTTATTTGTAATATGTGTTGCCCACTAATCCCTAAGTCAGCCGCCGTTGGTGTAGCACCATTGGCTTTCTGTAGAGTATCGACTTTTATTATACTGGTCATTGTGCGATCTCCATTAAGGTTATGGTTGCTGTTGAGTTAGCTAAGTTCCCATATACGAGTTCTGCTGTTATCACTGCAACT